TCCCGTAGAAAGATACCATTGTTTAAAACTGGAGTTGCCATTTATTTATTTGTTTTTATTTGTTTACTAATTTAAAATCTTTTGAACATATTGTTCTTTCTTTGTATTGTTGGTTGTTTTGCTTTTTGTTTTCTTCTGTTATTAGATGGTTCATCTTGCACAGAAGAGTTAACTGTCTTTTTTGACTGAGCTGTTTTTAATTGCCTTACTGTTTTTTCAACAGCTGCTTTACTACCAAGACTCTTTACTTTATTTTTATATCCATCTGGATCTGAAAGTAACCATAATGCTTCTGCAATTAAATCATGCCTTGGTTCTACAAACTGATATTTTTCAAGAAGATGCCCTAGTAAATTAGTAGGCTTACCTGATATAGAAGGATAATTAGGTTGAACTAAACCCCCATATAAATGATTCTGAACCTTTCTGTCTAACTTTATTTCTCCTAATTGTCCAGTTGATAAAGTATTATAAACACTATCCATATATTGTGAGGCAGCTGCATCTTGTTGAGCTTTTTTTCTTTCTTGCTCTGCAAGTTGTTGAGCAACTATTTGCTCTTGCATTTTATCCAACTTGGGTTTAAACTGTTTTGCTTTTTTATCAAGTTTTTCAATATCTGTCCAGGTTTCTATTTCTTCTTGTATCTCTTCTGGTGTACCAAAATTAGTAGCAGTCAAGTATTGTCTAGCAATTTCCGCTTGATGATTTTCATTTTCGGGATCAAGTTGAATTATTTCCTCTACATGCGAAAGAGTTCTAAATAAACCTTTCATATCAGTACCGCCATCTGCTACATATTTTGCAGCTACTTGAAGTTCTTGAGGAAGAGAGTTAAAAAATTCTTTAGGAGTATTTTCTCTAATCTTAGCTTCTCTTTCATTAAAGTTAGCTTCAAACAATTCTCTAAAGTCTTTAGTACTATACTCTTCAATTGGTTTCTCATCATCAAAACCAAAGAGAGTACCCTCTTCAATCATTTTATTAGCTAAATCAACCAAACCACTTTTATCAGTTTTACGCCTACCTGTTTTAGCTTCACCTGTTTCTTCTTCAGTAATTGCATCATCTAGTTCAGCTAACGCCTCATCTACTAACTCCTTTTTTTCTTCAGGTGTTGTGGGCTCTTCTGCTTTTACATCTACTTCTTCAGTTGTAGTCTCAGTCTTGTCAATGAACGTTGTGTCAAGTTCTTCTGATTTAGAGAAGAGATTTGACTTTTTTTCTTCTGGCTCTGGCTCAACCTGTTCTGCTGGTAATATTACACTTTCAGCTCCTGGTTGACCAAATAATTCATCTAAATTTACATCTACTTCCTCTACCGTTGTAGAGTCTTGCACTTGAGTTTCCTCATTTAATTCTTCTGCCATGTGTCAGTTTTTGTTGGTTATTACTTTAATATACTAAAATAAATCTTAAAGATTTAAAATTCTTTAAAATTTTTAAGCAAGTTTTTTGCATTATATAGCTAACTTATTTTTTCTTATCAGAATCTTTAGATTTTGCATCATATTTATTCTTATTTTCTTTAGCTATTTCAAGTTGTTTATCAGCTATAGCTCTTTGAGTCTGTAATTTTTGTTGTTCAATATCTATTTTTTGTTGATGTTTTATCATATCATCAGAGTTTCTCTCTCTTTGTAATTGAGTTTGTTGTTGATACTGCTCAGTTTTTCTGATATTTTCCATTTCATCCTTATAGTCAGATTGCATATTTTTATCAATATCAACCATTGAACCAAATCCTGCAGCTCTAATTTCAGCAATAAGAATATCTTTTTGTCTATCTTTTTCTTTTTCTATTGCTTGTGAATCAAGTTTCATTTTTTCTTGCTGCTGATCAGCTTGAATTTGTTGTTGCTGCATTTGTTGCTGCTGCTGTTGTTGCTCTTGTTGCTGTTGTTGTTGCTTTCTTTCAGAATCTTTCATAGCTGAATTAAGTTCAGCAATTGAATCTGATTGTACAATTTTACCAAGATCATATATAGAAGCACCAGTAGTATTATTCTGAAGAGCCATTTGTTTAAGTTGTTCTAATATAGCTCTATGATTAGCAGTAGTAGATGCAAAAATATTTAGGTCTCTCATTAATAACTCAGTGCCATTTATTTCAAAATTAACCTTTTCATCTGCAGTGGTTATATATGTCAACCTTGCAGAAGGATTAGTGCTATGATAATACTGAGATAAATCAGTCCTCATTTGATGAACTCTTGGCATAAGGTAGTCACAGTGCTGAATAAAGTAAGTTTCTGTTTGAGCATATGATGCATTGACAGCTTGCTCAACTCCTGTAGCAGTTTGTTGAGAAATCTGCTGGCCCATTCTTTGTGGATTAACACCTATTACCTCATATGCTTGTTGTTTAAAGTAATTAGATAATTGAATTCTAGACATAAGTCTATTAGTCTGATCTAAATCAAGTTTCTGAAAGTGTTGAAAGTTTAATGCATTTTCTGTATTTGTAATAGAAGTATCTAAAGGTAACATCTGAAAATCTTTCATAGCTACATAAGCTTTAGCTAAATTACCTTTACCCCAATCTTCCCCTAATGAATGTTGTGGCAATGTATTTTGATCTAACATAATTACAGTGC